AGAATTCTACGGGCGACGAAATACTTAAGCGTGATTCATTCGGCACTCCCAATGCAACATGAGGGTTAGCCAGCCACATGCCGAATGAATCACAAAAAACTATTTAGGCTCCCTCTTACCGCTATAGCCGTCGCCACTCCAGCCGTTCTCGTTGCGCTGGTAATGGTCTGGCTTGTGGGAACCGCTACGGTATCGGCGAAGGTTCCAAAAGGGATTATCGACCCATCTGGAAACTGGTGAAATCCTGCTGGGATCGTAATCGTGACCGAACCGCCCGACGGAGCCGAGGCAGTGACGACCGTGGAATTCGTCGTGGGGGTTGTGTTCGTCACCCGGTTCAAGAAGGTTGAATACGACTCCTGCTGCTGTTTTGAGTTGAGCGCGCGGAAGCTCTTGAGCGTATTACTGCCGCCAGCTTCTAGTTGCGGAGCCAGCGCTGCCGCCGAGTAGTTATTCTCTGCATGGACTTTCGATACGGCATCGGTAGGAGTTTGCGGCTCGCCGACGCCGCTTACCGTAGATCCCTGGACGTCAACGCCAGCCGGGAGAACCGTCTTCCCTGTCGACCCGTTGCCCTGGTTGATCGCTTGGACTATCGACTGAAGATAGGTGTTGAGTAGTCCGGGGTTCTTGAGGTCGTTCTCGGTAAGCTGGATGGCCTGAATTGGAACTACAGGATTAGTACTCATGACGCCATCCCCATCTTCATGCCGCTGATGTATCGCTGGCAGATGGCAACGCCTTTGTTGAAACGATCGGTACAATATCCAGCGCGGATGGGATCAGATTGAACACCATCTTTCGAGAAGATATATGCAAGCATAAGGTACTTCACGTAATGGAGCATCAAATCGGGCACCAAGAACGAATCCCCATAGCCAAGATACTCGCTGTCGCGGATGCTGCACAGGAGTTCCAGAGGGAAGTTGCTGGCAGGCTTACCGTTCAATCCAAACTTGTACAGCCCGGCGCGATCCTCAAACCATGCCGACGGTTCTCCGATGTAAGCGTTCTGCCAGTTGCGATACTGCTGAGTCAGCTCCGCCTGCGTGTACTCATAGAGCCGGACCCAGTAGAGGAACTGGCCTCCGGTCGTCGATGCATCGGGGGCATCTTGGAAGTAGGTCAGCGTGTTCGCGGTGGGTGTCGTCAGAATCTGGAAAGTTCCCTGAAATGATGTATCGACCATTCCGGTATAGAACGGCGTTGATCCAACGACTAGCCCGTGCGGGTCCGGCGTGGCGATGGTTACGATCCCTCCGGCACGCGTCGCTGTCGCCACCGTCACATACAGCGCCGAGGCCGCAATCCGCTGAATCTCAATCGCATTCGTCGGTGTCGCCTGAAAGATTTGGCCGTACTGCGCCGACTGCTGCGACAGCGCGTAGATGACCGGAACCTTCGACAGGAACTCGTTCTGAGCTCGAGAGAGGTATCCAATCATCTCCGCCTGAGTGTACAGCGGGTCAGTCGGGTATTGGTCTGGAAAGGTGGCCCCGGACAGGGTGACGCCTGAAGCGTGGGTATTGGCGAAGACTGCCGTGATGGTTACGCCGACAGGATCAACGGCAGTGAGCGTAATGGCCTCGCGCGGCGCTCCAGCGTCCACCACGATCTGCGCGCCGACATAAAGGTTGGCCACAGACCCTACGGCGACAGTCTGCGACCCTGTGGCGGCTACGGCGGCAGTCAACGTCGTCTGGCAGATCGGTTCCACAAGCATCAATGACACCTCTATGAGCATGTCGTTGACGTTCCGAAATCCGCTGCCTATCGCTGCCATCGTTCCCTTACGCCGTCTGCAGCGCCTCTTCTTCGTGGGTTGACTCTGGAATATGCAAGGTAGCCGGGGCGACTGCTGGCGCGTTGGCCGGGAAGGTTCCCGTTCCGCCACACTTAGAACACGTCGATGCCATGTCTCCAGTGTTCGTTCCCGCTACCGGTACGCGCGTCTGGCCGGAGCCGTTGCACGCAAGACATGCCGCCACCCAGCCACGGCAGAAACAGGCTTTGCAGTCCATCGGCTGATTCGGATCACTGTTCGTGCAGAAACACTTCGATACTGCTCCGTGGAAATCGGAAAGTTTCGCCATTTTATCGCCTCTCGCGTATACTGAATGAGTGCGGCTAATCGCACAGGCCACTGGGAGGTGGACTATGACGGACCTGTTTAAGCAGGCAGACCAGCCGCACGACAAGAATACCACCCAGCCAAGAAAAAGATACAAGCGTCAACCGAGGAAGAACTATTTTACTCCTCGCAAATTCAGAAACCGCGAACCTGTCGAACAGCCGGATGATCCAACCATTCGACATATCAGACTGACGAAAGGACAGGTTGCGGTCGTAGACGCATTTCTTTATGAGTGGCTGAGTCAATATAATTGGCACGCTAACTGGGCCAAAACAACGAATAGCTATTACGCCGCACGTCCTGGATTCGAAAATGGAGTCAAGTGTAGACTGTCAATGCACAGGGAGATATTGGGGTTGAAGATTGGAGACCCGCGTCGAGGAGACCACCAAAACCGTAATACCCTCTGCAATTTGGGGAGCAATCTGCGATATGCCAATCCAGAGGAAAGTTCTCGGAATTGCGGCATCCGATCAGACAATAAAAGCGGGTTTCGCGGGGTATACTGGGCGAAGCGATCCGGGCGTTGGGTCGCAGAAATCCAAGTATCAGGTAAATCTTCAGTCGTTGCTCGTTGCAAAATAAAAGAAGATGCAGCTCGTGCCTACGATAGGGCGGCAATCAAATATCACGGAAAGTTCGCCGTGCTCAACTTCCCACTATCTGACTATCTCAACGACGTCGGGTTGGATTCTGACTGAACACCTACTCCTCTGCTGAAAATCCAAGGATCGCGGCGGTCTTGTATCTGCGTCATGCGCTGGGCATCTTCCAAATAGGACTGGTACACCTTGTACGATTCAGTAAAATCATTTGTTCCTTCTTTGAACCGCAAATAGTGCGATGCGTATTTTTCCAAAGACTGAAAGAATTGATCTTCGAAAGGAACGAGAATTGTTGTCGAGGCATACGGCCACACTTGCGTCGTTGGGTAGGCAATTCCAGTCAGCAGCACCGTCTGCGTATCCTGCACGCACGGGTGAACCACGAACTGCGTCAGACCGATCGGTGCCCACTGGAGAATCTGCGGGCCGATATCCTGCTCCCAGTCGCTACCGTTGTAAATCTGGAGGTAGTCGAAGTCCTCCAATGTGACTTTGTAGACCTCAGACCCTTGACCCTGAATGTTGGTGATGCAAAACATCCCGGCAGGCATCTGTTGCCAGGGCGTGTTCGGCACGATACTGAACGGAACGGAAACAATCTGCGTTGGCCTACCGACGAGTAGAAGCAGGTCGTTGATTGCCTCGATCGCCGCGAAGTTCGCCTCGTTCGGGGTCCAAAATACAGGAGAACTAGGAGGTTCTTCGACTCTATCGTAGATCTGAGGTAGCAAGTCCGCGACGGTCGCCATTTACGGCACCGATATGCGCGCAACGAACTTGTCGGTAGCCGTTCCAGCAACCCAGTATTCCGACGTCTTGTAGGTCGCTCCAGCGCCAACAACAGGCGGGTAGTGCCAGTAGGTCGGCTGCGAAGCAGTTACTTGGGCATCGATGACGTCGAACACGGACGGGTCGGCGGCGGCAACCGTCGAGGCGTTGCCGATGTAGATAATGGCAGTGTTGGCTACACCACGGATTTCGACCTGGGCGACGTCTTCATCCATCACGACATACTCACCGGAGGCGTGGGCGATGGTGAGACCCTGCACGGTGATCGAAACGCCGGGATTGATCGAGAAGATAAATCCCTGATCGAGCGCGCCTTGATAGACGAAGTTCGCCTTCGGACCCACAAGCACTCGGTCCCCTTTGCGGAACCCTACCGTGCTCGCCACTGGAAGCACCGTCTGCGAGTCTTGGCTGGCTGGGTTGGTCAGGAGCGTATGCTGGTCGGTTGCCATCGCCCCAGCGCCGTTCATGGTCGTGCCAAAGACTGGCTGTGATGCCGCGCCGATTGTCTGTATGCCGTTAAATGGCCGAATCATACGTCATCTCCACGCTTGCGCGTAATCGGGTTGAGGTTATCCCAGCAGTTGCGCGGCTTGTCCGTCTCGTTCTTGAACGAACCGCGAACACCCATCTCGCCTGCCGCGCGCCGCGCATTGTCCATAATCGAATCGGTCTCCGTCTTGACGACGTGACCACTCTCAAGACTACCGAAAGGAACAGGGTTCCACTCATCCACCTGGTGCGTCCGAAGGCGGCTGCGATCCACGTAGAAGTTGCTGGTGGCGGCGTGCGAATTGGACGGCAGGCACACAATGCCGAGGTTCTTCTCGCGCTGGACTTCGTGAACGTACTTGTCTGGATCTTTCGCCATCATCCCCTCCCAAACTTCCGCTGATACAACCGGTCCATCGTCACCGCCTTTTGCTGCGGCGGGTCATTCGCATTCGACCCATCGTAATTCAGAACTACATGCTCGAATCCATACCGAGACTCCAAGCGGGAAAGCTGGCCAACGCTGCTCACTTCAAGAGGTTTGCCAAATTCGTCCTTAGCGTGTTGCAGTACTAACCCGTTAAAGGGGTTCAACGCCGTGCGTATCCGATGCCGTCGCGCGCACCCGCAGTCATCGCCCCGCCACTTGCCGCCCTGAAAGATGATGCGGTGGACTGGCTTGTCCTTCAGCCGGCAATCTTCGACCTCGCAGAACTGTGCCATTTAAACAAGCCTCGCTTGCAGCGTATAATAAAACTGTGCGGCTGGGTAGTCGCTAATTCCATTCGAGGTGGATTCATGACTTTTCCCGTGTCGGAACACGAGATCAACCAACCGCTTTCTCAGTTTATCAGACATCACAAAGATGATCGCCAGTGCCCAACTTGCGGCGGTCGAATGACGCGACGTGCGCGACAGTGTAGCGGGTGCGCCCACAAGCGGCCAGAGGTTGTCCATCCTGAAGATCCAACCAAGCGCCATGTTGCTTTGACCAGAGGGATGGTTGCTGTTGTCGATGACTTTGAATACGAGCGGGTCAACAGTGTCAAGTGGTGCGCTCATAAATCCCCCGACTCCGACCATTTTTACGCCGTGCGTAGTGAGTATTGCGATGGGCAATGGAAGTTCGTTCAAATGCATCGCTTCATCATGGGCGTCACTGATCCAAGTATTCAGATAGACCACAAGGCTACAAAGGAAACGCTGAATAATTGCCGCGACAATCTTCGTGTAGCTACGCCATCGCAGAATCAAGCCAACCGCGAGTATTTCAAAGGGGCATCTGGACACAAAGGTGTTGCCATCGTCAGAAAGAAGCCGGGGAAACGGCGCTACGATGGCTGGCGTGGAGAAATTGTGGTCAACGGAAAGCGAATGGTTTCTGAAATCTTCAGAGATCCAGAACCCGCGGCGCGCTGGTACGATGCTCAAGCCATCAAGTTCTTCGGAGAGTTCGCTAGGATCAATTTCCCGGAAGGGTGAGGTCATAGTTACCACTCTCCCTGTCCGCCGCCAGCCATGACGGCGTGCTGGCTCTGCCAGGTTGCTCCCCCAGAATCGTAGTACGGGTAGTCCTCTCCCATCAGTGTAACCTGAGTCCGGTACAAATTCTCATCTGCGTTCGCCATATTCACGAGTTCCTGTTCGAACTCGGCCATGAAGATGCGCGACTGAGCGGCATCATAGTATTTGTTCAGCTTCGGACCGCGCCATACCAACGCTCGAGCGATAGCAAACTTCTCCACAATGTCGCAGCGGATGTATGCGGGTAGACTGTCGTTGTCGCTGACAAGGTTCGGCGGCTGAACATACGCCATGAACGGTAGCGCCTGCTGAATCCACGGCACTGGGTAGAGCTCGATCAGATAGTTCCCATCCGAATCCACCGGCATCGGCGAAATGCCCCAGGGGAAGTTCTGGTTCTGCCGCCACGGATCGCGCGAGTTCAACCAATCCTGCGTCAGATGCAAACGCATCTTGTAGCCAAGCTGCATATTCACAGCAGTTTTGAGGTATTTTATATTCGAGCCGATGTTGTAGTAGTACTGCACGATGAAGTAGCCGTTGGTCGACGACGGGCCTCCCCACGGAAGTTCAAGGGTAAGCGTCTGGCCAATCGGATCAACGTCAATGATCGTGTAGATGGGGTTGTTGTAGCCGATGCGGAACTGCTGGCCGATGAGCGCCGCGGTCCATGCAGTTCCGTTGCTGCCTACGACAGTCGGAGAATTGAGGGTGACGGTGGCGGTACCGAGGGTAGTCGCCTGCGGACAGACGATCTGCCCTTTCAAAAATAACCCATACCAGGTCTTGCGATCATAGATCACCCGTGCGGCCTCGTTCAGCCAACCTCCGCACTGCGCGGTTGCATCTGGATTCCAGCTTTGCACGGTTCCGATCATCCCCGAATAGGGACGAGCCTGCACGTATGGGAGATTGCCTTGGGTTGGCCCTACCTGATTGGGGATAGCAACGGGGGACGATGGGATGATAGGCACTATCGCCCTCCGTTGTTGGTTTTACTCGCCTGCGAGATAGACAAGAACCTGCAGTACGGTTGTCGAAAGATTCGTTGTTGCCAACACTTCAGCAAGTGCCGAAGATACAGCGGCACCCGTCCAAAACACTTGGAGGAATCCGGTTTGGGCGTTGTAATTGTATACATAGGGAGCACCAGCGGTGTTGTTGCCGATGACCTCAAGGCCGCGAATGCCGTTGTTGGCCGTCGTGAATCCGCCAGTAGGAGCGCCGCCGAATGTCTGTCCGGTGAGAACATAGCCGCCTGCAGGGTATGATGCGTCGAGAGTCAGCGTTGCGAAGCGAACTGGGACATTCCCAAATTGGCTCCAGTCATCGCCTGCGAATGTTGCGGTAGCTGCCATGATATTCTCCTACTGCCCAATAATCGTGAAAAATAGGCTATAGTTCGGCCCTGGTAATCCATTTATGGTGGATGTATAAGTTACAGCATTTCCAGCGGCAACGTGAATCGTGATAGGTGATGGAACAATGCTCGATCCATTGCAATTGAACGACCCATCCGACCTGCTTTGTGGACCCTGATCGTCCACATAGTTGATGGTAAAAGCAAGACTGTTTGACCCCGAAGAAGAACACTCTCCGTAAATAAATATCAAATAATCCCCAGTCACCGAAGACGTGAGCAGTGTCGTAGTGGCAGTAGAGGTTTGGCCAGTCGCCGCAATCTTATAGTAGACAAACGGCGAAGTTGCTGTGGTTGTCTGGGCGTGAACCGATATAGCTGTTGCCATCCCGACAGCGAGAGCCAAAAGTAGAGCGAACTTCTTCACGGTCAACTCCTTAGTTGATAAGCGGGATGTAGATGTCGGACAGAAGGCTGGCAATCGCCGTCTGCGCGAAGGCGGCAACACGACCGGTAATCGCTGCTCCGGCACCGGTGCGGCTTACGGTAAACGCACCAGTCGCTCCATAGAGAGCGTCGCCAGCCGCTGTAGCTGTCAGTGAGACAGCGCCCGCCCAAAATCCGCCAACGGCAATGAAGCAGAAGTTTCCGTTGATCGTCGCGGCCACAGCCGAAGGAGTCGTGGTGGTGTTATACAGAAGCCACCCGGCGATTCCGTTGGCGTTAGGGACGAAAGCCTCCGACAGAAGTCCGGTGACGGTCGTGTAGGTCTCGTCCTTCCAGTAGACAGGGGCCGGGCCGGTCAGGATCGTCTGCGAAGCCGTCGGATTGTACCGAACATACTTCACGAACCGCTGCGCGCCGGAACCGTTCGCCGCCGTACCAACAAGGCTGGGGTTCAGAGGGAGGGCGTACATGGAACCCAGCACGTTCTGAGCGCCGTTGTTCAAGAGGGCGGTGTTGTACGTGTCGATGGACGTGTACACGCTGCCGGTGGAAACTACGGGATAGTCGATGCCGAGTGACATGGTGCGTCTCCTGGGTGGTACAAAATCAAAAGTCTATGCCGAGACGGCATCCGGCGATTAGGCCGAAATGCCGCTCAAAATGAAGCCGAGGCGCGGTGCGGTCACCACGATGTCCCCGCCGAAGCAAAGCTGTCCAGCCGCGTCAACCGAGTTCGGCAGTTCCTTGAACCCGGTGAAGCCGAAGTCGAAGAGCTCCTGCTCGGAGATGTGCACGTTGAGGAAGTCGGTGTTCATGCCGAACACGTATCCCGTTGGGCAATACTGGTCAACCACAAGACGCTGGTTGTTGAACCGGAAGGCGTTGAACCCGATGTTCTGAGCGGCGTCGACCATGATGTTGTCGTTGACGCGCTGTGCCGGAACCATCTTGTTCCAGATCGAGTTGTAGATCGCCTGCGTGGTCGAGATCAGGTTGGGCTGGCGGTTGCCGAAGGTGGCCTGTCCGTATGCCTTCTGGAGAGCGGTCAGCGACAGCGGCCCACCGACGTTCTGGTAGTAGCCGTTGATGCCAGTGTTGGCACCGGAGCCGATGGCAGCGCGGGCCAGTCCGCCGTAGCTCGGATAGTTCGTGCCGTCGTCGTAACCGGCAAGCAACCCGTCGAGGGCGATCTGCGAGGAGACGACGCCCTGGCCGTCGTTGTAGATGTCGGTAGCCAGAGCCTGCGCCAGAGCCTGCGAGCCGTTGACCATCTTCTCCTCGACGAAGGACATTATGGCCTCATCGCCGCGGTTCAATGGAAGCTGGGTTCCCTGGATGGTGACGTTCGCGTAGTAGTACTTCACGTTGAACGTCATCGCCGTGTCCGTCTGGACGTAGGAGATATCGAACGTGCCGCCCGGCGCGAACGGACCAGCCTTCAGCGGCGCGTACTGAATCGGCTGCTGGATCTGGTTACCGCCGGGGAACGGCCGCATCGTCTCACCCTTGAAGATCAGGACGAAGACAGGGGATACCTTGTAGTATTCGTCCACAATCTCAGGAACGATGTGGTTGACTGTTACGGCCGAAATATCGCTATAAGGAAGCGGCATCTGATTCTCTCCTCAAACCATTCTTACTGCAAAACTTTACGAGGCTTGCGCCGTGCGCCGGGCCGCAAGTTCTGCGGCTGCTGCGCTTACTGCTGATCCGGCAGCGCCTTCGACCTTGCCACGCATAGACAGAATCTTGTGCGGGGCGGTGGCGGACGGCGGTGTGTAGCCGGGAACACTTGCTTGCGAATTGCGGGTCTTCAGCCCTTCGCGAATACCGTCAGCGACCTGCTTGTCGACACGCTTGGTCGCCGTCATTGCGTCGTATGCATCTTCGACGTTGGAAAATTTGCGGCCCTTGGCCTGCTCTGCGGTGGCCCACTCGTTCAAGGCGTCCGGATCGAAATCCTCGTTGAACGTCTCGCGGTGCTTGCGCCCGACGCGGAGGATGGCGGTCATCGTATTGGTGGCAGCGGCGGTCGCGTTGTTGAACAATTCCTGGCCGCGCGTCTTGACTGCCTCTTCAACGGTGGCTTTGACCGTATCCGAGATGGTTCCCATGCGCTTGTCGAGCAGCTTCTCGATGTCGTCGAGACCGAACGATGTTCCTGCCGATGGCGTCGTGGTTGACTCGGGAGCGCGGGCCGCAACGCGCGGCTTGGGCTGATCTTCGATCTTTCCGTCGTAGAAATTCAACAGTTCTTCACTAAACTCCAGCTTCGAGCGCATTTCCGGTGACAGCTTCGCCAGTACTTCCGCTCCGAGCAATCCTTCGAGTTCGTCAAAAATCGGCATCGTCTTGTCCTTTTACTACGCAGGTGCTCCAGCCGGAGGAGGCGGTGGTGTTGCATTGCCTTCTGGCGGTGGAGGTGTTGCATTGTCGGTCGGTGGCTTATCGCCGCCAGCCGCATCCAAATCCTTGGGGTCTTTCTTGAACACATCGACGATGAGTTCCTTCATGGTGCTCATCATGCGATCGATGTACGGCTGTGCGCCGTCTTTCATCTTGCCGATCTTCTTCAGCGCTCCGGCCATCTTCGCCATTGCCGCTAAAACGTCCGTGTCGTCCCCGCCCGCCGCTGGTGCCCCTGCTGGAGGTGGGGGTGCTGCGCCGCCGCCGGTCTGGGCCATGCTGTTGTAAAAGCTGGGGGGCGCGGACTGGTTGGGATCGGGCATCTGGCTACTTGCTTCCCTTCACGGGGTAGCCGGTCTTCTGGTTCACGCTGACGCCGCGATCAGGAAGAGGCTGATCGTTAATCATGTCGCCAAAGGTTGCAATGCGCCCCTTGGAAACCGAGGGCTGCTTGATCTGGTGACCGAAACTCTCTTCGACTACGCTTGGCTTCGCCATCTGGATTTCTCCGCTACTGAATTCGGGTGGTACGCTGGCCGGTTTTACCCGGCCAGGTTATGTATGGGCCTGCCTGATTGGCAAACACGCTGGTTAGGCGCGCTTGCTGTGACGCTTGCCGCCCTTGCGGCCCTTGCCCTTGCGATGACCTTTACGCATGGTGTATCTCCTTTTACGGATCACGGTTTGATTAGAGTGGGCCTGCACCCACTTCAGGCGAACATTGCATGCCTCGAACATGACTTTCGCTGAAACGAATCACGATTACAAGTGGGTTGCAAGGAAAAAAGTGAAATAAATGAAAATAAATTTCGCCGCTACTTCTTTTTCCCGTGCTGGAGAGCTCCGGCAGCGCCCGCCAAAGCAAGCTGTTCTGCCATCTCTTCCTTCAATTCCCGGTCGTTTTGGTCGATGTCCATGTTGACGTCGAGCTTGCGGAAGAGATTCTTGCGTGACAAGTCCTTCATCTTCCGCAGCGCGAACGCCCACTGAATCTCCTCCGACTTCTCGATGGAGAGCAAGCTGCCCTTGCGGATGCTGAATGTGGCCTTGCGAACAAACGACTCTGGCTCCATGCCCGACGGCTTCGCATTGCCGTACAGCGGCTCGAAGTCGTTGGCAACTAGGCCTTTCGCGCCGAATTTCATGATGCGGTGCCGCGAATCGCAGAACTGCAGCATGGTTCCGACGGTCAGTGATCCGGTATCGGTAAGGAAGCTCTGGAGTCCGCGCCCCATCAGGCGGATGTTCGTCGACCGCGAGTTGAAAATCATGTCCAGCGAGTCGCCGCCGGGCACCTGTTTCTTGCTTGTGGCCTGCTGGATGGCGCTTGAACCAGAAGTCATGTCCATTTCCTTCTCGATCATCTGCTCGAAGGGTAGGACGTAATTTCCGAGTTCTGGCGGCTTCTTGAACTCCGGCGGCCGCGGCGTGTTGTTGTTGTACTGGATCTTTCCGCCAGGTGCGCCGGGGTCAAGCGAATCCCATCCCTGCTGGGAGAGCGCCGCCTTCGGACCGATCAGTGTCGGCTCGATCGCTGCGTTGATCGTGTCCATCACGCCGCCGTTGATGCGGTTCAGGATGTTCTGCATGGCGACGAGGGGTTCCATTCCGCTAAGGCCAGCAGTCTGCCACGGCACCCGGAACGCCCGGTACTTCGCAAATGGGTGCTTGCCATGCCAATATGGGTTGCAGGTGTCTTCGAGAACCTTGCCACCAGCGGTGATGATGACCCGGCCACGGGGGTAGAGCGGCATACCCGGCTCCACCATGTACGACCAGTTGCTATCTGGTCGCCCTACGCGAACACTGATGCTGCCATCCAGCTTCGTATCGTCCTTCATCCAGAACTCTTTGAGCATCATGCGTGGGTACTTCGACATATTCCCGCTCATCTGGGTGCCCATCAGTTTGCGAAGTTGGGGGCTGAGGCGCGCCCATGATGCCTTGCCGATCCTGCCAGGCCGCATGTCTCTGCCAGGGAGTTCCGAGAACGCCATGTCCGGCTTGGCTCCACGCGCCACTTCACCGTACTTGCGGAGGAGATACTGCTGGGTCACCACCTGCCGGGCAATGCAGACTTCGGCGTCCTGCGTGTCCCCGTCGGTGCCAACTTCCATGTAGTGCAGCGGGGAGATGTGCTTGAATTCGACATCGCCAAGACCACCGTTGAGCGAGGGGTTCCACTGGACTTTTGCAGGTCCGGTGTGGATCAGGCCGTACATCACCACCTGCGACAGCCGCATCTCGAAGTCAGTATCCCCCGCCCAGACGGTAATCATCTGGTTCATCAGCTTCTCAATCTCTGAGAATCCGTCGAGCGAGTCGTAGAATTTGACCTTGAAGTCTGGCTGGATGTCGGTGAGCAACCCGACTTGTTCCATGAACTGACGGAAGACGCGGTTGCTGACTGGTCGGGACCGGCCAAATCGAGCCTTGGCTGACCACTGCCGCCCCTGAATAAAGTCGATGACCTTCGAGGTCAGTCTGAATTCGTGCGACTCTGTTAGCTCGCGGTCGGCCTCGTCATAGACGTCCTCTGTCCATGCCAAGACTTCCTTCTCGAATTTAATTTCTGGACGTTCGCCAAGAGAACTCATCGCTTGCAACCATACCATCTTGCGTTTTCAGATTCTATGTGGTTGCTTGCTAAACCGGAGATTCTACGTCTGCCTTCGAGAACATCGACCGGAGGAAGTCTAACTTCTCCTTCAAGCTGTCGTTTTCCTCTTCCAGCGCCTTCGACGCCTGGACCACGGCAACCATCTCCGCTCCGTTCTTGACGCCGGATTTCTTGAGTTCCGCCGCCTGTTTTCCGTCCACAATCACGACGTCGCCAGTCAGGTAGACCGACAGAATCGAGTTGACCGTGGAGTTCTGCTGGTTTGGGTACTTCTCGCGGAATTTCTGAAGAACATCCTTGTCAATCCAGAATTCGGTCTTGACGTCGTTGATGCCGGCCTTCTCGTGAAATTGAAGCGGGATGAGCCGGGGGTTGAGCAACATCAGGTTCTCGTACCCATTAATCTGGTGGCCGAACATGCAGGAGTAGTTGTGGTTCTCCCGCATAAGCTCGACGTCGCCGGAGTTTTGTGCGTCGCACCTTGGGCAAAACATCATTGCGCGATCAGCCATGAACTGCTCCCTTCATTTCCGTGTAGTTGGTCTTTCGAAGCAACTCGGACCAAAGTTTATCGGTCAGCGCTTCCTGAAAAATCCGTTCTTGAATCGACGCTGACTTCACTTCCTCACCAACAAGCAGCAGGGTGTTTTCCGCCTGTAGCATGAGATTTGGTGTGGGCATGGACAAGACGAGTCGATCCGCAACGGCGGTGCGCTGGAAGATGTCGCGGAATTGGCTGCTCGTCACTAACAAAATCTTCATCGTCCTACCAGTCTGGGTCTGAACTTTCGATGGTGCTCCGCCGCCCATAGCCATTGAAACCAACGGCATCGCGGTATGCGTTCACCACGTCAGGCAAAATCCCTCGTCTGTCCAAACCATGCTTGTACCGTAATTCATACTCTGCCGTTCCCGGTGTGTCAATGACCGAAGTCAGGGTATTTGCCTTGCAAACCAAAATCGGCATCACCGTCCAGTTCGGGTGGATCTTGGCAACTTCGTGCGCTTCGCCTGGGGTTAAATACTGGCCGCGCTGCCGCATGAGGTTGTCGAATACGCCGTAGCGGTTGATGTCTCCCGTGTCGCGAACCTGCGAGGTGCCCGGCGATGCCTTGATGTGTGCTGTGGTCTCGCGCAGGCAGTAGAGGTTGATGAGAGAGGTCATCACAATGTCGTCGTGGTTTCCCTGTCCCTCGAACCGCCCGCCCAGCGAGGCGAAGTCAATCATCTCGTCGATCAGGTCTTCACTGTGCAGGATTACCGTATCCTCCAGCATGGCCTCGTTCATCGCCGCAATGATCTGGTCGCGGGTTTTCGAGTTCGTCATCCAGTGGATGTAGACCGTAAAGCTGACCGAATTGCGATCCTTGTGCTGTGGCCGGTAGAGCGCCGGGTAGTCCATGTCCTTGAGTTTGTCGCCAGCGGTAATGCCCGGGCCCTGATATTCGCAGGCAATCTCTGAGCCGTTGTACCAGTACGCTAGTGCAGCGCCAATGCGCGCGAATTGCTGCGGCGGAACATGTCCTACCCACTCTGCTACCTGCTCGTCTTTCTCTTGCCCAGAGCCAGCGCGGAATATCTGCACGCAGGAGAAGTCGCCTTCCTTCACCCCGAGAGCCGTATCCATGCTGGCGTAGTAGGTCGCGCCTTTTTCTGGAAGAACCCAGATCCATAGTCGATCCGACGGACGCTCGCCCTTGCGTTTCGACAGTACTTCGTCGTCGGCAACTTCGCGGATCATCGGATTTGGCGTTACATTGTCTTCGTCAAGCGAAATTTCTCCCGCATAGATCGGCTTGCAGACGTACCGCATTTGCTGGCGCTCGATGCTCTCTGCGTCAAACGCGCACAGGCCAGAACCCTGAAATGCTTCCGCCGGTGTAATCGGGTATGACTCTAGGAATCCAGCCTTGCCGTCGCCGCGTTTTGCAGCTCGCACGCCTTGCCGACGAAAGTTCCAAAACTCTACGGGAATCGTGAACTTCTCTTCTTTTTGAATGCGCGCCGAGAATGCTACTTCGTCGTCGTTCAGCGTGAACTGTGCATCGCCCTTCAACCGGATCGGCAGATAGTATTTCTTGACCTTGTAGACCGGAATAAACACCGGACGCCAGCCCGTATCGCCTTCGACAGAACCCTGCCACCAGTCATAGAAAAATCCGTTGCGACCTAAGCCTGTCGATTCCATCACACCATAGGTGTCGTTTGCGTTCATAGATGGCTTGATGTCTGACTGAAACACATCGTTCTGAGGCCAACGAGAGCATTCCGAGCCATGGAAATTTCTGATCGATCGACCGATGGCGACTCCGGTTGCCTTGCCTGCGTGCGATACCTGAATTGTCGAACCAAGGCCGGGGTTGATGATTCTCTCTTTTTCGTCCTGACGCTGGAATTGAATGGCGTCGCCCTTGGTTTTGTACAGGTAATCAGGCCGCAACCACCACGGCAGCGCGTCATAAGCATTCAGACACATTTTTTGCAATGCGGCCGACACGACGGGGTTCTGAGCCACCATCATCGTGAACGAATGCGGCGTAAAAATTGTTCGGTGGAACATTGTGCCAGCAGTCCATACCGAGATACCCGTCTGGCGCGGCTTGAGCACGATGACTTTGCAATAGCCAAACTCCGTCCACTCCTCTTGCATCGCCTCGTAAAGAATCTCTTGATGGTCCCACCAGGGCCACAATGCACGGAAGTTTCCGTTCTCGTCAGAGATGCAGTGGTAGTTTTCGAGGTAGTATCTTTGGTCGAGGCACCGCTCTGTCTCTGTGTAGATGAAAGCCAGTGCTCCCGGCGACTCTGCCAAGATCAGGTCGAGCGCATCGGACACGTTGTTGCCCGCACGGATATAATACTGGTCGAGGAGTTCAATGGCATCATTGAGCGTATTGTCTTTACGGAGTACCCGCGCCATCGTCGGTATCCTCTCCGTCCTCGTACTCCTCTTCGCCTTCTACTTCATCGTCGTCATCCTCATCCTCAAGGTCGATTCCAATGTCAGCGAGTTCGTCTGCCAGTGTCGGCGGGTCCATAAACTCTGCTTCCACCACGACATCGTTGTTGGTGAGACCCTTCGCCTCACGAATCTTCCGTAGCCGCTCCTCAAACGAATGT